CTACTATTGAACCCCTGAACAACGTTGGTCCAAACTTAAACGACCCAGCTCCTCTAGCATATTTCTTTGATAAGCTAATCAACGAGTCAAAGGTTCCTAATTCTAGATTCACGGGTCCGGACGGAGGAACTATGGGTAAATATGCCAATGCAGCAGAAGGTCTAGATAAGCAGGAAATTAGATTTGCCAAGTTTATAGACAGACTTAGAACTTCTTTCCAAGATATTTTGATTAAGCCTCTTTGGATTCAGATGTGTAAGGATTTTCCGGAATTGGAGAAAGACTACATGTTCAAGAGTCAACTTGGCTTAGATTACATTTCTGATAATCCATTTAAGAGGAACCAAGAAATGGAGATTATTCTTAAAAAGAAAGAGTCTGTAGATAAACTGATTGCTCTGACTGACGACACAGGAGGAGGGTTTTTCTCCGTTCCTTATTTGATCGAGAACTATTTGGGACTTACCGAAGACGATATTAAGGCAAACGAGGAAGCCAAGAAAAAGGCTGAGAAGGAGAAAAAAGAAGGAGGTAAAGAAGGAGCCGCAGCTCCGTCAACTCCGTCAGCTCCAGCAGCCCCAGCAGCAGAAGCTCCAGCAACAACTTAAAGAAAGATAAATGGCAGGTTTTTTAGAAGGAGCACCACAAAATAGATTTCTAACTCAAGTCTATAAAAATTTGAGTAGAATTGGGAAATTCGGGATGGAATACGAAGACATGGTTATTCGTAATTCTCAAGCTATTGGTCAAACCGAATCCCAAATGTTCACAGAAGAGGGAAATGGATTTACCAACGAGAGTGCTTTCTATTGGACACTGGGGTACCAGGACACTAGGATTAGAAAGTATATCGCTTATTTTGATAAGGATTATCTTGGAAAAAGAGATTTCTTAAGAAAATTCTCTCTTAACGGGGAGATCGATTTTATTCTAGAAACTGTATCTGATGAAGCAGTTAATTACGACGACAAGAACTTTTTCTGCTATCCAGCTCTTAATAACCTAGACTTTAAGGAAAAAATACTAGATAAGGTTCAGGAGAACTTTAAAACTATCTATATGCTTTATGCCTTCCAGCAGAATAATTTAGCCTGGCAGTTATTTAAGCAGTTTTTGATTGATGGATTTCTTGCTTTTGAAATAGTTTATTCTACAGACGGAAAGAAGATAGTCGGATTTAAAGAATTAGATCCTACCTCCCTCCAACCCCACACGGAAAAAGCTCCGGACGGATCTTTCGAACAGATTTGGATTCAATATCCAAAAGATAGTCAACTATCTAGAAAATTAAAGTCCGAGCAAATAATTTATATTTCTTATGCTAAGGGGAATTCAATCTCCAGAGTTAGTTATGTTGAAAGACTGATAAGATCTTACAACATTTTAAGAGTTATGGAGAACACCAGAGTTATCTGGAATGTAATGAATGCATCATACCGTCTAAAGTTTGTCATTCCTGTAGGATCCCAGTCTCAGCAAAAGGGGATGCAAACTCTTGGACAGCTTATGTCCTCTTATAAAGAGGAAATAACAATGAACGATACTTCCGGAGAACTTTTAGTTAACGGAACTCCAAAAATTCAGTTCTATAAGAACTATTTGTTCCCAGAAAAAGATGGACAGTCACCCCAGATTGATGTTTTAAACGCCAACGGTCCAGACTTTAACGTAATGGAGAATGTGATTTATTTTTACAATAAGCTAAAAATGGATTCCAAGATTCCTTATGCCAGATTTGCTGGAAGAGGAGCAACCCCTGCTAGCTATCAAATCTCTATAGATCAGCTAGAAAGAGACGAAATTAGGTTCGAGAAATTCTTAACCAGGCTTAGATCTATTTTCCAAGAGATTATTATCAAACCTCTTTATATCCAGATGTGTCTCGACTTTCCAGAACTTTCTAAAGATAGAAGTTTTAAAGTTAATCTAGGACTTGATTATTATAATGACAATCAATTTTCTAAGCTTCTTGACTTGGGTCATCTAACAAAAGCAACAGACTTTGTTACCTCTCTTGGAGACATGAAGATGAAAGTAGGAGAAGAAGAAAAACCCTACTTTGACAAAGACTTTTTGATTAGAAGATTTTTACCTCTTTCTAGGGACGAATTCCAAAAGAATAAAAAGTACAAAGAGAGAGAAGCCGAAGAAGCAGAAAAGGCTAAGAAAGAAAAGCCGGAGGGAGAAGAAGGCAAAGAAGGAGAATCCTTCACTTTATAATTTAGACCGTATATTTATGTAGATAATAACATTCTACATGAAACAAGAACTCAGAGTCCTATTGTCCGTTGAATCCATGGAAGGAAACGGATCCCAGAAAGAAAAGCAGAGATTAATTTCTGAGAATTTATCAGAAGAAATGCTTTACATCTTAGATGTCTGCTTTAATCCATTCATCACAACTAAGCTTCATAAGTTAGAGCTATCTCAAAATTTAGATGTCCCTGAATTTCCAGGGTTTGAAACTTTTAAGTCTCTAGTAGAGGATCTTAAAAAAGCTCCTGCTGCCAATGACTCTTTGAGATCTAGAGCTAATGCCCTTATTAATTCTGTCATCAACGAAAAAGATCTAGCAGAGGACATGGCTCTTAGAGTAATTTTAATGAAGATTCTGACAAAGAGAATGAACATTGGGATCGGAGCTAAACTTATCAACAAGGCGGTGGGAAGAGAGCTAATTCCAGATCCTTCGGTAATGTTAGCTTCCGATGACCAGAAGGAAGTAGCCGGATGGGATAAAATCTACTGTGAAGAAAAATATGACGGAGTTCGCGTAATAGCAGTGGGAGACAGAGAAAAAGGATTTCAGTTTTACACGAGAGCTTTTAATGAGCTGGACAAGTCCAAACTTTCTCTGATTGAGTCTGAGCTGATTCAGGTTCTTCATAACTCAAATATTGTAAGTGAAGTCTTCTTTGACGGAGAGCTAACCGACTTGAATAGAAAATCTGTTTCCGGGAAAGTAACCCAAATTCTAAAGGGAACCGCCCCGAATGACATCGACAAAGATTTTCTCTTTAACGTCTTCGACATAGAAAAAGCCGAAGTTCTAAAAACCGGAAAAGGAAGTACCCCATTCGGGAAAAGAAGAAAAGAACTTGAATTCTTGATGGGATTCCTTAAGGAAGAATCTAAGGTGAAACTAGCTAGACAGTGGGTAGCAGACACGATGGAAGAGGTTAACACTATTTATGGGGTGATTATTTCCAATGGCGGAGAAGGGGTAATTTTGAAGCCAGAAAATCACGTCTATGAATGTAAGAGAAGTAAGAATTGGGTAAAACTAAAACAAATACAGGATTGCGACTTGGAAATAACCGGATGGTTTCCGGGAGAAGGTAAGAGAGAAGGATTCATCGGCGGATTTATTTGTAAGGATTCTTCCGGAACTCTGGAAGTTAGAATTGGGTCCGGATTTACAGATAAGGATCTTCAGGATCTGAGTAAAGACCCAGACTCCCTAATAGGTAAGATTGCAGCGATCCAGTACAATGAACCTATTACTGACAAGTTCGGAGGACGCAGTTTATTTCTCCCCCGCTTCATCGAAATTCGATCCGATAAGACGGTAGCAGATGATATGACTAAGATGTTCTAAAACAAGAAACTAAAGACCCCCAGAACACTATAAATTCATATCTATGATTCAAGATCTTCTCACCGAAAAACTAAGACCTAAAGAAATAAGACACATGATTCTCCCTCAGAGAATTAGGAGTCTGTTTGAAGACAAAGGTCTAAACCACAACGTGCTTTTAGCAGGTTCACCAGGATGTGGTAAAACAACTCTTGCTAAGATTTTAGCTAAGGATTTACCTCACATTTTTATTAACGTCTCTGATGAAAGTTCAGTAGATACCATTAGAAATAAGATCAATGACTTTTGTTCTAATATCTCTGTGCTGGACGGAAAATCTTCTAAGAAGGTAGTCATTTTAGACGAGTTTGACGGAGCTTCCGATCAATTCTATAAAGCACTAAGGGGAACGATCGAAAAGTTCGCAGGCAACACGAGATTCGTTGCTACGTGCAATTATATCAATAAGGTCCCAGATGCAATTCAAAGTAGATTTGAAGTTATTAATTTTGATCCCGTAAACACAGAAGAAGAGAACTTCGTTAAAGATGAATGGAAATCTAGAGTTCGTTTAATCCTAGGTAAATTGGGAATTTCTATCGACGATGATTCTCTCTCCGCTTTCGAGAAGAATTATTTTCCCGACTTTAGATCAGCATTAAACAGAATTCAATCTTGGTCCATAGAGGGAATTACTAAATTAGACTTATCCAAAGTTAAAGAAGCAAACTGGTCTTATGAAGACCTTTATAAGATTTTGATGACTTCCAAAGATCCTGTGAGTAACTATCAGACGGTAGTTGGACAGTATTCAACTAAGGTTGATGATGTTATGACTTCTCTTGGAAGTGAATTTATAGACTGGATCATTAAAAATCATCCAGATAAAGCTAAGATTATTCCAGCAGTAATCGTTTTAGTTGCTTCACACCAAGCCCAAAGAGTGGTAGTTATAGACCCTGTGGTTTCTCTGCTCTCTTTATTTTTCCAAATTCAAAAATTAATAGACTAATGGACTTACTACCAGAAAAAATAAAAAGAAAAGATTTTATCTATGAGCTAGAAAAAAGAGGAAATAAAGCTCTCATGTACCGCCAGATTGATGACGAGGACGGAATCATCGTAGCTTACGAGGTCTTTAAGATTAAAGTAGATCCTCCCAAGGTTGTATTTGGAATCCCTTTGAATGAGAGAGAAGTTTTTCCTGCAAACGAAGATTTTGGAAAATGGGCTTGGTCTTGTTCAACAAA